CTATTTTTTTGTATCTTAAATAATACTGTTGATTGTTCTCCACAATTAGCATATGATCCATCTGGGTCATGTATACTACAGGACACAGATGCTAATCTTAAAGGTTTAGTAATTGTAAATACTAAACTAGATTCTTCACCAAATACAAAATCTCCATAATTATTTATTTTTGAAACAACTCCAATAATGGGCATATTAGTGTTATTTACTTTTCCACCAACAAAAGGAGTATTAGTTAATAAATTACTCCTTATTGTATAATATCCTCTAATCATTCTTGTTGGTAAACTATCGGCGACAATTTTTACAGAATCTGTTTTTTGTATTATTTCTGGATAATATGAAATCTTACGAGTACCAGCATAATCAAGTAAACAAGCAGTTACTGGGATCATATTTTTCATCATTGGTACACCGAATAAATTTTGAAAATATATTTTTGTATCACCTTCTGAGACAGTAGCATTTGTTGTTACTATTGATAAATTATTTAAATTAGTATTATCTATTCTTTCTAATCTTGTATTTTTTGTTGAATGAAATTGATTATATGAAAAACCAAGTAAATCCCATAATGTTCCAGACCATTCAGTTTCTGTTAAACCAAAATCTTCTATATTTATACCACATAAGGCATCATAAATAGTCCAAGGTTCTAAATTAGCATTAAATTTTTTAGCTGTATATTTTTTGTCTGGTACAGCTTTAACTTGTATAGATGCTGAACTAACATACGGCATTCTTGCTGGTGTCCAGTCTTGATAATTTTCATTTGGATTTATTTTATAAACAACTTCATCAAACCCTTCTGTTGGGTCTATTTGTGTATCTGTATATGGATTATTCGCGTACCAACTATTACCACGATTTAATGCAGTATGTAAATCTGAAAAACTAAAATGAGTTCCATCCCAATTTAATCTTGGAACATCAGCACCAAGATATAATAAATTTCTATCATATTGAGTATCTACACTATAAGTATTTAATGCTAAATTATCATTTCTACTAATTGTATAATTAAAAGGTGTGATACTCCTTGAATCAGCATTATATGGTCTTGTATTAAATCCAGAATATGGAAGTATCCAAGCTGTTCCTGGTGCTGTAAAGTGCATATCATATCCAATTTTTCTGTCTCTTTCAATAACATTTAAATTATTATTTAACATATTAAATAATGTAGAACCAGAACCATTATGAATTGTGGGATATACAACTATATACTGAGTTGTATAAGAAGCATTATTAGTGCTTCCAAAACATCCATATGTTTTTTCTTGTAAATTTTCATTTGGTAGATCATAATATTTGTCTCTCTGATTTTCATCAAATTGAAAAGGAACAATTACACTTGATACTTGTTTAGCATTATTAGTATTCCAAGTTGGATTAAAATATCCACCCCAACCCAATTGTGCTACAGAATCAACACCATCTTCTAAAGTCATTGAAGCATTTATATATCTATTCATATGTAACCATCTACAATTAGTAATATCATCATTAATATTGTATGGGGTTCTTGAATCTGTAAATATATTAAATACTTCTGGATATTTTTCCTGTGCTTCAATAAAATTTTTAAATAATTCTAAATTATCTTTTGTATAATGTAATGAAGTAATTATTCCAATTGTTTTATATAAATCATTAAAAGTTCCATCATAATCTCTGTCTACTTGTGCTCCTCTAATTCCTCTGTAAACTGTATTCAACATATTTATTTTTCTACCAGTATCATATAATTCTGGTCTCTTACAACCAACACAGGAATATTGTGCTAAATATTCAAATCCATTTTCTAAATCTAAACCAGCAATATATTCTTTAAATATTTCTTCTGTTTTATTTGTAACTGATGATTCTCTACCATATATTCCAGCACATATAAATGGTTTATATGTTTCCGTTTCTACTGTTTTATATACTGGTGCTGGAAATCCTGGTCTATCTGGATTAGCACCAATATCTATCGGTGACCTTTTTTCAAATACATTTTCAGATATTACTTCTTGTAATTGTCGACTAAAATCCTCAGCAATAAATTCTGGAGAATTAAAACCGTTTTCTACTTGTATTGATTTTGTTTCTTTATAAATAAAATATACAGCATTTTCTGGATCTCTCAAATATCTCGGTGGGTTATTAGTAGAAGCGTCTTCTGTAAAATTAGTTCTATCTCTTATCATTATTGTAAATTTTGAATTATCATTTTTTACTTTTGATAAATTACCATTAGCATTGTAAACTCCATTAACATTTCCATCTCCAGCATCTCCGCTAAGCTGATAAAAATCATCATATAAAGTGTAATCATCCTCTCTAAATGGATCATGTAAACTCATCCCCCAGTGAACAACATCATCTTGAAAATAAAAATTACTACCATTTACATTTAATGATTGTGTCCACCACCATCTTCTTGGTAGTTGTATATAATTATGACCATCAGCATTTTTATAATATGATATTGTAAAATTAGCAGTATCATCTCTTATATTAATTTCATCTTCTTCTTCTGTATAATTAATTCTTTTAAATTGTGAATAGATTGAAGAATCTGGTGTTAAATATTCTGGAACTGTTTTAGTAAATTTTTTTTTAATTCCAAGTTCAACACCTTTTATTTCTATACTTGTTGATTGACCAGCACCACGCTCACTAATCATAGCACTCTGTACTGATATTTTATCTCCAGCTTCTAAATGAATTACATCTTGTAAATTATTAGTCCATAAAGCAAAATTATCATCGTTATTACTTTTTGCTTCTTCGGAATGTAATCTACCACATTCAATTACTTTTAAATCAGTGTATTGATTAGACATTATATATATATATTTATATTTAATTTGAATTTTTTATTTATATTTTTTTTATATTTGTTATAATATAAAATGCGGATTAGTTCAGAAGCTAAAAAAATGACTTTAGAGAAATTAAACACTATTGACCGATTAGATATTTGGGCTAAAAGAGAATGGAGAAAATGCTGGTCACATGATGTAGTAGAAGATGATATTGAAGATATAGAAGTTTATATTGATGAATGTATAGCTAAAGTAGTAGCTTTATATCCAGTAAAAAAAATATATGAAAATGTGGTTCTTACAGATCCAACCTTACATTAAAAATTTATTCAGAATTATCTTTAATAAAATAGATTAACATCAATTGATAATAAATTATTATTATATCGTACATCTCCACCCCATGAATATCTATATTGTCTATATTCTTTATGATATTCTTTATTATCAATTCTATATTGTTTATCATATTCTTTTCTTTTTTCTTTATTATTAATATAATATTGTTTATTTCTTTTAATAATACAATCTGTATTATCAATATAATATTGTTTCTTTTGTTCTTTTTGATATTCTTGTAATTGCTCTTTTGAAATATATGCTCTATTTTTATTAATACAATTTGTATTATCAATATAATATTGCTCTCTCATGATTAATTCTTCTTTATTATTACAAGAATAATTCTCTATTAATACAATTTTGTAATCATTATTTTTTATTATATCAAATGATTTAATATAAGTTTTAATTTTACCATTTAAATATGATTTATAAGCTTTTTTATGTCCTGATAATCTATTTGATAATGATTGAATAGTAGAACCAATATAAATATCTCCATTAGTATTATCAATTATTTTATATATTTTTCCATTATGATAATTCGACATTTATCAGTATTTATCAGTATTTATCAGTTTTATATAATACTCATTTTATTCTTAAATATATTTCAAATTATTCAGAATTATCTTTAATAAAATTAATATCAGTTAATAGTTTATATTTATCAATATGTCTCGTTTTAAATAATTCTATTTTATTAATATTTTTATAATAAGAATAACATTGTTTAGCATTCATTAATTCTCTATTTTTATTATAATTATTTTGTTTCTTTTCTTTACCAACTCTATAATAATGATTCTTAGCTCTCTCTCTGTTTAAAGCTTTAAATTCATCTGTATCTTTAATAGTTTCATATCTTTCCTTATTCTTAATAGTTCTGTTTTTATGTGCTTCCAATATTTTCTTTATTTGTTCGTCAGTATAATCCATATCTATATATATATATAGAATATATATTTTTATCTTTAAATTAATATATTTTATTCTAACCAAATAATATCTCTTGGTAAATTCATTTTATAACAGTAATAAAAACAATCAAAATAACACGAATTCTTCCAACCTTCTGGAGTTACTCCGTTTATTTGTTTATCAAAATGTATTCTTTTTTTTGGAATAATAATCTGAATATTATTTTTTAAAATTCTGAAATATTGTGTATTTATTTTACTACTTGGTAATATTAATATAAAAGGTTTATCTAATTCTTTTAATCTCGGCATTATTTCTTTTGATTTACTAAATGGTGGATTACTTACTAATATATCTCCTTCATTACTTTCAAAAAAATCATTATCATTATGTATAACATCAAAACCAAGCTCTCTTAAATATTCTCCACTTTTTCCATCTCCCATAAATGCTTCCCATATTATTTTATCTTTTGGTATATATTGTTGTATATTCTCCCAAGCATATTTTGGAGTCATATAATCATCGTGTTTTAAAAAAGTTTTTGTATGAAATCCAGCCATTATATATAACATATATTTTATTCTAACTCTAAAATGTTCTTTAATAAGTCTTTATAAGCATCTGCTATTTGAAAAGTTAATTTATTCTCTTCTTTAGCAAATTGTAATTTTTCAACTGAATTATTTTTATGTTGTACACAGCACATTATCTTTCCAATTTCTGTTATAGCAACATTTTTAATACCAGTAAATAATTCTTTACCTTCTCCAACACTATTATTACTAAATCCACAACTGGATTTAAACCATTTTTTAGTTGCCATAATTGTTGCTTCATGTATTAAATGAGCTCTATCACCACAATCAATAGCATGTAAATCAAAATTTCGATCAGTCATACAGAATATCATTTTATCACTACCAACACAACCAACATTTTTTTCTTTTAATGTTTGATAAGAATGAGAAATATAAGTATTTATATATATATCATCAGTATCCATAAAACAAAATATTTTAGTAGTACACTCTTTAATTAAATCATTTCGTTTCTTTCCAATACTTCTTTTTGATTTATTATCTATATATGTTATTTGAATTGGATGTAATACTCTCTTAAATTCTTCCAATTCTTCTGATATTTTAAATTGTTTATCTGTATCACTATCATCATCAATAATTACTTTTAATTTATCATGTGGATAATCTTGTAATTTAAGATTTAATAAAATAAGAGGATTCCATTTACTTCTATTCCAAGTTGGTATTAATATTGTAATATCTTCCATATATATTATAACATATATTTTAATATTGTGAAATATCATATCTCAAATCTGTCCCAAAATAGTTTTAAAAATATGTTTCAGATTTCTAATTGATTTCCTTGACTATCCCAGCCTTCATATTTATCTCTCGCAAATAATTCTACTCTTGGAACATCACCGCATAATTCTACTATTTTTTCTCTAACAATATCGGGTTTCTTGCTGTGTGCTTCTAACGGAGTTTCTATAACTGAATGTACTGAATGACTAACTGCTTTTGGATTTCCTTTTGTTGCTAATAAACAAAATTCGGGATTACTTCGTGTCCAAGAACCCATACCCCAAAAGTTAGTATCTTGTTTAATCTTGTTTTTCTTTATCCAAGTGAATGCTACTGTTTTATAATCAAAACCCCATGATTTTATTGTGTATAGTGCTTCGGGCATTAGAGGAGCAGTAGCCCACATAAACAGAACACAATCTTTATCTGTTTCGGGTATTTTAAAATCATATATATCAATCATTCTCATGGCATTATAAGATTGTCCTTTCTTTGCTCTACTTGGAATTTTATTACTCGTCGCTGTATAGTTCCAAGCTGGGTCAGCATATATTATTTTATAACTCATTATATATTATAACATATATTTTAATATTGTAAAATATCATATCTCAAATCTGTCCCAAAATAGTTTTAAAAATATGTTTTTTTTATGAAATTATATGATTAGTAAATACTACCACGATTAGTAAATAATACCATAATTAGTAAATACTACTAATATTAGTAAATACTACTAATTATATTCAAAAATAAAAAGAGCTTTTAAAATAAAAAAAAATCAACCAAACCACCAGGAGTTATGTTTTATTAAATATTCTTTTTCAATTTCTTCTTCAATAATTTCTTTAGTTACATATTTTTTAATATCATGTATTTCTGTCTTCATTTCTTTTACTTCTAATTTTATAGATTGTAATAATTCTAATACTTCTATTATTGTTTTTTTTTTATCA